ATTATGGGTTTACCTGGCTCTGGTAAGACTTACTTAGCCCAAGCCCTAAAGAAGTATTTAGAAATAAATGGTACTCGCAAAGATTACGGAGAATCCTTTACTGGATTTAACGCACAAGTTAATTGGTTCAATGCAGACGAGGTGCGTAAGAAGTACAACGATTGGGATTTCTCCAATGAAGGCAGAATCCGGCAATCCCTACGCATGGCTCAGTTTGCATTAGAGGCTGGCGGTGATTATGTTATCTGCGACTTTGTAGCACCCCTTGTAGAGATGCGTAATAACTTCAAAGCCGACTGGACTGTCTGGATGGACACGATTGATGCTGGCAGGTACGAAGATACTAACAAAGCCTTTATCCCACCAACAGTCTATGACTTCCGTGTCACGGAGCAGAACTGCGAGAAGTGGGCTGAGTTCATCGGCAACCACATTATTGAGAACCGCAGACGCCCAGTCTTTAACTGGCAATCTGAAACAGTACAGATGCTGGGCAGATGGCAACCGTGGCATTCAGGTCATAGAGCCTTGTTTGAACGTGCCATTGCCAAAACAGGTCAAGTAGTTATCCAAATTCGTGATTGTCAGGGCTGGCAGGGCAGTAACCCGTTTGCTATTGAGCAAGTGAAGAGCAATATTAAGAGAGACTTAGACCCACTTTTCCAAGGGCAATACGAGATTCAAGTCGTTCCTAACATTACCAACATTACCTACGGGCGTGACGTTGGCTACAAGATTGAGCAGGAAACCTTTGATAAATCAGTAACCGATATATCCGCAACCAAGATCCGTAAAGAAATGGGGTTAACATGAAACAATTTGTAGAAGCTAGAAACTTAGAGGGTGGGTTGATTGAACCTGCCCATGAGGTCGAGGTTGTTTGTGCAGCCTGTGGTTACGACTTAGATAAAGCCGAGCTAGAGGCAGATACCTGCTCAGACTGCAACACTCCTTTAAACCTAAGACAGCATATCTCTATTCATGCAACTTCAGTTCCAGCCGCTGGCGGAAAGGTGTTCTAAATTGATTTATGTCAGACGATCTGGGTTTGTCAGCAGGTGCAAAGGGCATCAGCGAAGGGATTAAGACTGGTCGAGAAGCTGGGCGAGAGATTGGCAAGAACATTGAGGAAGTACAGAAGGAAGCAGTAGATGTAGCGAAGGAACGGGCAAATGCCAAGATTCGTGAGCGCAGAGAAGCAGAGTTTAGGAAAGAACGGGCGATATTTAAAGCCCTTGAAGAATACAAACACCGAAAGAAGATTTCGGACGAGGAATACCAATTACGGATTGACTTTATCAAGCAGCATGGCACGAAGGAGTGGCAAAAGCTAATAGACATCAAGACCGAGATTGAACGGCTAGAGAAGGAAGACCGCAAGTACTTTGATGCGGAGTTAGAAAAGGTTAAGTGGGTGCAGTTCTGGTGCTTTCTGGCAGCAGGTTGGATTGCTTATTTTATTGTATGGGGGAGTAAAAAATGAACGAACATGAAACCGCCAAAGAAGTTGCTGGTAAATACATTGGCAAACAAGGTCTTTTCTACATTACTTTTATTGTCGTTATTGGCGTAGGTGCTTCTATAGTTCTTGAAGAATCTAAGATGGCTGCCGTTATGGGGCTACTTGGTGCGTCTTTAACCGCCCTAATCTCAATGCTTAACGGTGTTGCTGGTGCCACTCCCAAGCAAGACAGACCTGAGTTTGAGATTATGAAAGAACTGATTTCTCGCCTAGATAAGATGGCTGATCGTGATCCAATGACTGTTGCAGTAGATGGCGATAAAGTTGTTGTTCGCAAAGGCGATAACGAAACCGCTATAGGGAGATAATAATGTTCACTTTAATATCCACAGCACTGTCCTTCCTGATGGGGGGACTGCCTAAACTACTGGACTTTTTCCAAGACAGCTCGGATAAGAAGCATGAAATGGCTATGGCTCAGATGCAGATGGAGCGAGAGCTTAAGATGCTAGAGGCGGGCTATATTGCCCAAGCCCGTATTGAAGAGATCAGGACAGAACAAGTCCAGATGGAGACCCAAGCCCAAGAGCGTACGGCTATGTATGCCCACGACATTGAGATTGGTAAGGGCGCTTCTCAGTGGATTATTAACCTTCGTGCTTCGGTGCGTCCAGTCGTGACCTACCTGTTTGTTCTCCTCTTAATCATCGTAGACATCGCTTCTATATGGTGGGCGTGGTCATCTGGCGCTGCGTTTGCCGAGGCTATCCCAATGGTGTTTGATGCAGACGAAATGCAGATTTTGGCGTCCATTATTGCTTTCTGGTTCGGGACTCAGGCATTTAGTAAGAGATGAAAGTAAGCGATAAAGCAATCAAAATGATTAAACACCATGAAGGTGTACGCCAGCGTCCTTATCGCTGCCCCGCAAAATTGTGGACGATTGGTATTGGTCATGTACTCTATCCACGGCAAGGTGCTTTGAAAATAGACGAACGGGATGCCTACCCACTAGAATACAAAGATGACCGTACCTTTTTGATGGAGGAAGTAGATGACATTCTTAGAGACGATCTTAATCGCTTTGAGCGAGGTGTTGAACGCTACTGTCCCGTTAAGCTCACTCAAGGTCAGTTCGATTCTCTTGTTAGTTTTGCTTTCAATGTTGGTCTGGGAACACTACAGCGCAGCACCCTCCGTCAAAAGGTTCTTCGGGGCGAGATGGAAGAAGCAGCAGAAGAGTTCTTGAAATATACGCTCGCTGGGGGTAAAGTACTGAAAGGCTTAGTTACTCGTAGAAACGATGAACGAGCATTGTTCTTATCCTAGGGTAAACCCGTATGCCATTGCAGAAACTACAATTTAAACCAGGATTAAACAGAGATCAGACTAACTACACCAATGAGGGTGGGTTCTTTGAGTGCGACAAAATCCGCTTTCGCTCAGGCTATCCTCAAAAAATGGGCGGCTGGCTTCGTTATGGTTTATTTACTGTGGTGGGAACCTGTCGGCAAGTCTTTAATTGGATCACGACCGCTGCGGATAACTATCTAGCTCTTGGAACGTCTAGAAAACTATATATAGAAGCAGGTCAGACCTTATACGACATTACCCCAATACGGCAGACTTTTACTACTACGGCTACAGACAACTGCTTTACCACGGTTAACGGCTCTAAAACGGTTACGGTAACTATTTCAGGTCATGGTGCTACGGATGGTTCTTATGTCACATTTTCGGGTGCAGTAGCGGTTGGCGGGATTACTGCGCCAAACTTAAATACTGAGTTTATTATTGCTTTTGTTGACTCTAACTCCTTTACTATTACAGCAGCCACAGCAGCCTCATCCTCGACTTCAGGTGGTGGTTCTGCTATTACCGCAGCCTTTCAAATCAATATAGGAAATGATGGCGGTGTTGCTGGATACGGTTGGGGTTCAGGTACATGGGGTACAGTTGGCTGGGGTTTAGGGTCAGCTACGCCTGTTTATGCACCACAACGGGATTGGTTCTTACAAAACTTTGACGATGACCTAGTGGCTAATATCCGTGATGGGAGCATTTTTTATTGGAAGTATTCTAGCGGTGTGGGAACTAGGGCTACACCTTTAGCCACAACGACTATAGACGGTATTGCCCCTGCTGACGTCCCTACTCAAGCAACGCAAGTCTTAGTTTCTCAGAACGATAAACACCTACTTTGTTTTGGTGCTACTCCATTTGGGGGAGGTGCGTTTGACCCCTTATTAATTCGCTGGGCAACCCAAGATCAACCCAATTTTTGGACTCCGCTAGTTACTAATTCAGCAGGATTCTTACGAGTTTCTCGTGGTTCTGCCATAGTCTGTGCTATCGCAACTCGACAGGAGATCCTTGTATATACAGAGGGAACCCTTAATTCCTTGCAGTTTGTGGGTACAACGGACGTCTTTAGCCTCTCAGAGCTTGCCGATAATATTTCAATCCTTAGCCCAAGGGCGGTCGTTACTGTTAATAACACGGCTTATTGGATGGGGCATGATAAGTTCTATGCCTATGGCGGGCGGGTAGAGACCCTACCATGTACCCTAAGAAATCACGTATTTGAGAACCTTAACTACGATCAAGCCGACCAGATTATCTCAGGAACAAACGAAGGCTGGAATGAAGTCTGGTGGTTCTACCCAACGGCTAATAGTCAGGTTAATAATGCCTATGTCATCTATAACCACTTAGAAAAGATTTGGTACTACGGCACAATAGACCGCACTGCGTGGTCAGACTCGTCTTTAAGAGAATACCCCCAAGCACTAACTGCAACCTACTTCACAGGGGCTATGTCAGGCGGCACAACCCTAAATGTGACTGCAATATCCACAGGAACCCTGCAAGTAGGCTCAGTCATTACGGGTACTGGCGTGGCTACAGGAACTAAGATTACTGCCTTTGGCACGGGTACAGGCGGGGTAGGCACTTATACCGTCAATATCTCCCAGCTCGTAGTCCAGACCGCAATGACTGCCGACAGCATTATCTATAACCATGAACAGGGTTTAAACGATGGCACAACGGCAATGACTTCTTTTATTGCCTCATCAGACTTTGACCTAGTAGACGGGGATCAGTTCATTCTGACTAAACGGATTATTCCTGACCTTAACTTTGCAGGTTCGACTGCCACCTTGCCTGCGGTCACAATGTTAATAAAACCACGGAATTTTCCTGGCAACGCATATTCCAACACCGAGACAGGCACAGTAATCGAGACCTCGGTAGATATATACACCGAGCAGATCTTTATGCGGGCTAGGGCTAGACAGATGGCTATTCAGATTCAATCTTCTGACTTAAATGTTCAATGGCAGTTAGGTAGTCCTAGATTGGATGGCAGACCTGATGGGCGTAGATAATGGGAATGCAACGGTTCCGTGCGCCAGCTTTACCTCTGGCTCCAGTCGAATACGACCAACAGCACATGGCGCAGTTAATTGGGGCATTAAGGCTTTACTTTACGCAAAGCGACTCCAATGCTGCCTTGCAACTAGACGGGTTACGGCTATTAAATTTGCCAACATCGGGGTACAATTTGCCAGAAGGCACAGTCTTTCGGGATGGCGAGTTCTTAAAAATAGTCTCGTTAGACTTTGCTTATGTACAGGGTGTTTCGGGAACTGGGTCAGTTGGCAGTGTCACGGTAATAGCCAACTCTAATTTAGTTGATGTTCAAGGTGTATCAGGAACGGGTAACGTAGGAACGGTAACGGTAACGGTATGAACTTTAACTCTAAAGGGCTTGTATGGCAGGCTTAAAAACACTCGCTAAAGAACTCCAAAGCAAAGGTCGTAATGGCGACACCATGCTTGCCCATATTAATCCTCAAGAAGCAGGCATTTTAAAAGCCTTGGGCGGTTCAGGAACAAGAAATCCAGATACGGGTTTACCCGAATTTTTTTATAAAAGATATATTAGCCCTGCAATTGCGTCTATTAACCCATTTAATCCTGGCAGTGGTCTAAACAAAACAATTAACACTACCCCTGTAATTGGTGATATTAATAAAGCTGCTAATAAGTTAGGCACACAGATATTCCAACCTTTAGAAAAAGCCATTGTTCAACCTACTAGTCGTGGATTAGCAGATTTTGATAAACAGGTAGCAAAGACAATTCCAGGTGGCTGGAGTACTGTTGGGCAAGTAGCTCTTTCAGCAATGGGTGCTCCAGTACCATTACAAGTGGCTTATGGTGCAGCTAGAGGCGGTGGATTAATGCGTACAGGGTCTTCCCTTGAAAAAACCAACCTACAAGGTGCTGTAATTGGCGGTGCTACTGCTTACGCCCAAGCTAAATTAGGTGAATATATGCGTGGCGCTGTACCTCCTGGTACTGAAAGTACAACGGATATGGCAACTTTACCTGTTTCTCAAACCGCCCCAATAACTGATTATTCAACATCATTAACTACATCGCCGCCACCAGAAGTCTTTGCGCCAGGACCACCACCACTACCACCTAATATAGATGCTGGATATTTTGATGTTCCTCCAACTGCCATATCATCAACACCACCACCACCAGTAGGTGATTTTGCTGGTTCTTTTAGTGACCCAACAGCAGGTATGGCGTATTCACCTCCAAATGTATCTGGATATGACGTAGGGGGTGCTGGAGTACCATCACCTGCTTCTCCTTCTTTCTTAGATAGGATGGCAACAAAATCTGGCGATGCAGTAAGTGACACGGTTAAATTTGTTACTGAACCTACAAAAGCAATATCAACGGCAGGAAAAACTTTATCTGGTCTTGAAAGTTTGACCACTGGACCTGCAACTTTAAAAGCAACAACGGCTGCAACAGGTATAGACCCAATGCAAATAGCTGGAATGGCTCTTTACGGTGAAACCAGCCTTGCTGGCATGGAAGAACAACGTAAATATCTTGAAGAAGCAAAACGAGCCAACGCAATTAGCCAAGCCGAATACGACAAAGCTATGGCAAGCATTAATAGCCAAAGAGATTATGCCGCCGATGTGGTTAGTAGAAATCAATTTAACCCTAATCCAAACCGTGATGTGTCTATTGGCGAAACTTTTTATAGGCGTGGTGACGAGAATGAAAGTTTATACGGTCGTGCGCCTACATCGGGAAGTACGTTATACGCTATGGGCGGTTCAGTAGATGATGAACTAGGCGGTGATTACTCTGCTATGGGTATGGATCAGGGCAATCTCCAAAAAGGTTTATTTGGTCTTGGCTATGCTGCTGGTGGTATGCCAAATCTAGCCCTAAGTAGGCTCTCTCAGCCAGCATTTAATGAAGGTGCTGTAGGTGGTATACAACAGTTTGCTGCTGGTGGGCAACCACGTTTTTTATCGGGTGGTGGCGATGGAATGAGTGATTCTATTAAAGCTAGTATTAACGGCGCTCAAGAAGCCCGCCTTGCTGATGGGGAGTTTGTAATCCCTGCTGATGTAGTTTCTCACCTTGGAAATGGTTCATCTAAAGCTGGTGCAAAACAGTTATATTCAATGATGGATAAGATACGCAAAGCTCGTACTGGTCGCAAATCTCAAGGTAAACAAATCAACCCACGCAAGTATCTTCCTGCGTAAAGGATAAATTATGGCAACATCTACCTCGATACAAACAGCACTAACAGACGTCCCAGAGGTCTTACGCCCGTATATTACGGGTGCTGGTGGTGTTCTTCCTACGGCACAGACTCTTTTATCTAAAGACTATCAAACTACCTATGGCGCTCCGTTACAACAAGCTGGTCTAGCAGGGTCAGGTCGTGTGGCTGGTTTGTCTCCTATGCAGCAACAGATAGGAACTCAGTTAGGTACTATGGCTACGCCTACTCAGTTTGGTACAGGTACAGGTGCGGCTCAATTAGGTGTTGGTTCTACCGCTTTAGGTCTGGGTGCGTTGGGTTCTATGTTAAGCCCAGAGCAGACCGCTATGTATATGTCACCATACCAACAAAATGTTATTGACGTTAACAAAGCCGAAGCGTTAAGAGATGCTCAAAAAGGGTTGATGGCAGGAAATCTTGATGCAGCTCGTAAAGGTACTTATGGTGGAGCTAGACAGTTATTGTCACAAACCGAACAAGACCGTAACTTACAGACTAAATTAGGAAACATTCAAGCGACAGGTATGCAAAATGCATTTGATGCAGCGCAAAAAGCTCAGATTGCTCAAGCTGCTGGGTATGGTCAATTAGGTCAGACTTATGGTCAGTTGGGTCAAACTTACGGTGCTTTGGGTACGGCTCAACAAGCTTCAGACATTGATCGCATTAAGACCCAAGGTGCATTTGGCGACCTTCAGCGTGGTATACAACAACAACAATTAGATGCTCAGTATCAAGACTTAATGTCTAAGTTGAACTATCCATTAACCAGTATTGAGACTATGAGCAATTTAGCCCGTGGTGTACCATTAACACAGACTGCAAGCTCTGGCTCCCAGACTACGCCTCCACCAAGTTTTGCAAGCCAATTAGCTGGTATGGGATTAACAGGATTGTCTCTCTACAATATGTTTGGGAATAAATAATGAGCATAGCAAACGAACTTACACAGCAAAAAGGGTCTATTGATGACTTAGCTAAACTTCCACAAGCCTTAATTATGCAGATGGCTCAGAAGGGTCAAATTAGCGAGGATATGCTTGCTCCTATCCTTGGTCTTAAAGCAGAAATGGCTGATGCTTTTGCTAGGAATGAAGCTCTTAAAAATGCTGGGCAAGTACCTCCAACCGTTATGGAGCAGTTACTAGCTAAAAATGCAATGGCAGAACAAGGGCAAATGCCACAAATGCCACAGCAAATGATGCCGCCACAGCAAATGATGCCACCACAGCAAATGATGCCACCACAGCAAATGATGGCAGAACAACAAATAATGGCACAACAAATGCCACAGGGTATGGAAGACGCAGGACTTGCTCAGTTACCTATCCCTAACCGGGAATATGCAGGTGGGGGTATTGTTGCTTTCCAAAATAACCCAGACCAACCAGTATCGCCTAATATGCCTTTAACTTATACAGTTGATGAAGAAGGCTATAGAATGCCAAGTTCGGCTGCAAAAGGCACTTCTCAAGCTGTACGTGACTTGGATGAATTTGTAGAAAACATTGCTCTCAGAGGGAGTTATGCTACTAAAAACATAGGCGATCTATTTAAGAGTGGAATTCAAAACGTAAAAGATTATTTTGGTCGTTCTACTCCTGGGCAGTATCAAGCTGGACAAGCTCCAACACTTATTCCTCCTGTTGTTAAAGAAGATAAAATTACTATAGGATCAAGGAAACCCCCTACAGCAGCCCCTAATGTTGGAATAAATACACCGCCTCCCCCACAAGATAATTCTCTTGCAGAAACTCTTAAACGATTAGAAGCGGGTATTGTAGGTGATGCTAAGGAACGTAAAGCGGCTAGAAAAGAAGCTCGTGATTTACGCATGCTTGAGGGTTCGCTAGGTATATTAGGTGGAGAGTCGCCTTATGCCTTTGTAAATTTAGGCAAAGGACCAATGAGTGCAATCAGAGGGTACGGAGAAGATATTAAAGGGTTACGTGCTGAAGAGACTGATCGTAGAAAACAACTTTCAGCTTTAGGTCTTAAAGGAATAGAACTTCAACAAGCTAATAAACTGCTTAATGCTCAACTTCCTTTATTACGTTCACAAACTGGATATTATGAAGCTAGAGCAAGGAATCCTTATGGCGCTGCTGGTTTAGGTGGTACCGTAACCCCTGAAGTTACTAGAAAAATGATGGACGCAACTAAAGCACTTGGGGCTAATCCTAAGTCGGATCCAGCATTTTTTGCTTCTTTACCAAAAAATGTTCAAGATGCTTTAGGCACAAAAGTAGGGTCTCCTTCGTATAACAGAGGTATAGAAGAGTCTATTAGAATTGCTAACGAAAAAATGATGAAAGAATTAAACTTTATAAGCTCATTAAATAGAAGATCCCCAACGTTTTCTACAACCGAATAAGGGATATTTATGCCTCAAGTAACTATTCCTGGAATAGGGAACGTTAATTTCCCAGACGCTATGTCTGATCAGGAAATCATGGCTCAAGCTAGAGCTATGCAAGAAAAAGCAAGTCAACCTATTTTTGATCCTAAAGATTTAGGACTTGGACAGCTTATTAGTGGGGGTTTTGGTCGTAGTGTTGAGGGTCTTAAAGGTACAGCACTTGATTTAATTCCTGCGTTTGGTGCATCTCTTATTGGTAAAGATCAATATGCTAAAGAACAGTTAAAAGAATATAGTGAACGCATGGCTGCCGCAGAGGAGCTTTATCCTACGGCATATAAGTCCTATAAAGATATTGGTGGTATTGGTGGTATATTGCCTTTTGCAGCCGAAACCGTTGGTGAACTTGGTCCAGATATAGCTTCATTTATAGGTAGTGGTTTAGGTGTTGGTTTTGTTGGTAAGAAACTTGCTTTAAGTGCGTTAGAAAAACAAGTCCGTGCAGAAGCGGCAGAGTTTGCGGCAAAGAAAAAACTAAGTGCAGAAGCCACACAAGATTATGCTGATCGGTTAGTAGCCCGCACTCAAGCTGGACAGATTGGCACTAGAGTAGCCAAAACGGGTAAAGATATTGGTTTAAAGACAGGTATTGGTGGGGCATCTGTTGGTATTAATATCCCTGACGTTTTCCAAAGCATATACGAGGATACGGGCGAACTAGCCCCTGGTGTTGCTTTAACAATTGGTTCTTTGGTTTCAGCTCTTGATACTTATTTACCTACTAAGATCTTAAGTCAGCTTGGACCAAAAGGTAAAGAGCGTATTGCTGCAGAAATGCTCAAAAAATCTACCGTAGTTCCAACTACATTTAAAAAAGCATTTGGTGCTGAAATATTAAAAACTGCAACAGGTGAAGCTTTAACTGAAGCCGGACAAGAAGCCCTTACTAAGTTTGCTTCACAGATAGTTGGTAGTAAAGATCCGTTTTTCTCCGAGAAAAATATTGATCAGATCATTACTGCTTCTCTAAAAGGCTTTATAGGTGGTGGTGTATTTGGTGCGCCTGGCGCTGCGTTTGAAGCTAAACGTATTAAAGATGAACGTAATCGTTTAATTGCTGAAAGACAAGCAGGACAAGAAGACCAAGCAGCCCAGCAATTCTCTAGCCTACAGCAAACACAGCCTGACTTGTTTGGTGAACAAGCTTCTGCTACCCCGTACGATGCTCGTCAAGCTCAAATGGATGCTGCTATGCAAGGTGTAGCACCACAAGCTGCGGCACAACAAATGCCACTAGATTTACAAGGTGGTATGACCGCAGAGCAACAAATGGTTGCGGAACGAGATCGGCAAAATCAAGAAATGAATCAGTTGTATCTTGAGGAAGCACAACAGCAAGTACAACAAGCTAAAGAACGTGCTGCTACTGCAAAAGAAATTCTTGATGAAGAGATCTTTCTAACAGACGAGCGTGTTCGTCTTGGTGATATTAAGCGTACCGAAGCAGAACGTATTAACTTATTGCTACCTATTATTAATAATTTAGAACTTGGCACAGAAGATTCTATTACCTTATTCCAACAGACTTTACGTAGCGTTGGGTACAACAACCTTGAGTTAACTGAAGCCGAACAGAGATTACTACAAAGAGCAGACGACGTTAAGACAGCTATTGCTTTGTCATTACAAGGCGAGTTAGACCTACAACAACTAGAGTATTCTGCAGCAAACCAACTTACCCCAGATATCACTGGTATCAAAGAAAAAGGTGAGAAAG